GTTTCAATTGCGTCTTCGATGCTGTACGCCCTGCAAAACACTCCGACGATCCCGTCTTTTGACAGCGGGTCCGATTGTTCACGCGCAGCGTGGCGTTCAACCTCTAACTGCCGTTTTGAGACCGGCCAGGTCGACACATCGCGCCAATCCTGATACATGCCAAGATACGCATCCGGATCCAGCTCAAAACCATCGCACCGCTCAAAAACGAACTCGCCGTCCCGCGACGTACTCGGCCAGTACATCAGACGGGATGCTTCATACGTGGTGTCGTCAAACAGATCGATTCCGATCTGCTTTGCGACCATGCGCCCGACAGTCGGGTATTCGTCTTCGGTGATCTCCCGCGCAAGCGGAATGATCAACCGCAAGCGCGATTTCTCCGGTGTGTGCTTATGCGTTGAGTACACGCAACAGGCAAAATCGACAAATTCACGCAACTGTGCCCAGGTGTCAGGCAAAGCATAGTCCATATCCAGCGTCAACATGGAGCGGCAGAGAACATTCCCGTTCTTTCTTCGGCCTTCGCGCAGCCACCCGCCCACAAAGCCACCGACATCCTTGATCCGATCCTGTTGTCCGCGCTTTGCGGTACGGTATTCCGCGACCGTTTCCGGCGTGCGGATCGTGATGCTGACACGCTCACAGAATTCGTCCCATGTCATCTCACAGTTTCGCCAGATCTTGTCCATTCGGCTGTTGCCAATGGCGAGCTTCATGTTCCGTCACCTCCTGATACGTATCGGTTAAGAATCGCACCGGTATCTTCCAGCGCTTTGCGAAAGCGATCTCCGCCTCCATTCCGCGGGAGAAATATGTCCCAAATACCCAAACCTCCTTGCACTCACGCAGATAAATGCGGCCATATTTAAGACCAAGCTCCCGCTCTTCGGGGATACGGTCGTCTAAGAATTGCGGGAACAGGAGGTGCGGCGCGAACGGAAACTTGTTTTGTGTGAGCGCGTATTTGCAGTATCGGATCGCGTTCTTCACGTTCCGTTCCGTATCCCCTGCATATGGAGAGCAAATGAATACAATCGGGCGGTAAGACGGATTCCATGTCTTCTTGTTCTTTGCCGGGCATCGCTTCAGAGCAAATTGAGCCGTTGGGTCTGCATATCCTTCTTGGTTACAACGTGAAACACGCATGAATTCTTCTCCTTAGTCTTTCCTATAGAAATCGCAGACAAAGCCGTCTGCTCGCAGTGGTAATCCGATTGCCCATTCGGGTTGCTCTGCCATGATCGCGCAGATCCGTTCAAGGCTTGTGATGGGCGGCGCTTCGATCACTACTTCATCGTGCACATGCATGACGATCGGGTATCCCGCAGAATCCAGCCGGCGCATTGCGTCGGTGAGGATATCGCGCGCAATCGCCTGCGTGATGTTCTCTACGAACTTGGGTCCATAGCTTTCCAGCCGCACCCACTTCTTGGATTCGCCGACGCCTTCATATGTGACCGATTCGCCGCCAAAGCGGTTCTTTGATAGTGCTGGTTTTGGATACGTCAGCCTACGACCGGATGGTAATCGGATGAAGAGATATCCGCCCTCATATTCGAAATAGACTCCGTGCGTTTGCGTTGAAACGCGTTCGCGAATCGTTTTCTTCACGGCAGCATCCACTTTCCACCAAAGCCGCACAATCTTCGGGTTCGCGGCACGCCATGCTCTGACCAGCGGCGCGAGCTCATCTTCATGAACCCCCATCTCCAGCGCGCCCATAGC